GAGTATAGCACCAGTATGCCAGCCCTTACGATTGGGACGCTGGAAACTATAGTCATTCTTAATCAAACTTTGAATCTGTTGACGTAGCATTTGACGCCAGTTAATCTTGGGCTCGGTTAAGTCTTTGATTAAACGAGCCACGCTAGCCGGAGTATTACCCGCACCCGCCGCATTTGCCGCCTGGATAGCAGCCTCACGCACCTCGTCACGGATTTGCTTTAGTTCTTCCTTAGAATATTTAGGACGACTACTACCTTCGCCATCTTTATTCCAATCTACGTGTTCGTCGAGTAGTTTACCCAATGCTTCAAGTTCATCCTCATCATACTTTTCCATTAGTTCATCATAGATCTGCTCGGCGCTTTTACCATAGTGACCAGCATCGTGGAAAATAGGAATCTTAGGAGGCTGATCTCCAATACGATCACGGATTAATTGACCATTTACGCAATAGTCTGCGGCAATATTAAAGACCTTACGATTGCGGCCTTCATTACGACCCATATGATCAAATACATTATGGAGGATTTCATGAGCAACTACGAACTCTACATTTTTAGTGGTAAGTTCGTTAAAAAAGTCTCGATTATAATATAGAGCACGACCATCAGTGGCCGCAGTAGGACACCAATCACTGCCATCAATGATCTTAAGACGAGTAGCCATATTGCCAAAAAACGGATGACGTAGTAGCAAACCTACGCGGGCAATAATAATCTTGTCAATAATGGGATCTAAACTATGTTGCATCATATTCTCCTTTGTACAGTCAATATTATAACAGGGGTCTAAGCCCCTGTCAACTACTTGCGCTCAGTTGCCGCGCTAATGTACTTACCAAATTTTGCGTGGAAGTCATCGAAGCATTCAATCTCGTCCGGATCCAACGGAAGTTGATATTGGGTAAGAGCAAGTTTAGTACTCATAATAACCAACTCAGTTTCAAAATTGTCCATAATGAAAGTGAAGAAGTTATTGACCTGCTTGTTCCAAGTTTTGGCCTTCTTGTCTGCTGAATCTTTCAATTCGTAGCACAAGCTCACTGCCAAACTGTACATAGCAGAGATCTCTTTGGTCTCCATTTTCTTAACCTTACCGCTAAGGATGTCACTGGGGTCAGGCATCTTACTGGCCACTTTACGATGTGCCATAAACTTAATTGCCAAACCTTCACCAACAGCACCCGAGATAAGATCAGTCAAAGTGCTATCATCGCAGTCATCATCCTCCAAAAGTTCGCTTACAAAGGTCCAGCTACGTGGAGTAGCAAAAGCACGACTTGAACTCTTAGGATCAAAATCGTAGAGATCTTTCTTGCTAAAAGTAAGGAAGCCAACTACATCCTTATGGACACGATTTTCGGTAGCCCAAAAACTGTAGTCATCCCAATCCACTTTCATTTCCAAATGGATAAAACGATTAGCCAACGGGGCAGGCATACGATAAGTTACGCCCTTGTCTGCCTCACGATTACCAGCAGCCACAATATAAACATTGTCTGGCAGTCGATAAGTGCCTACACGACGATTCAAAATAAGTTGATAAGCCGCTGCCTGTACAGCAGGAGGAGCACTATTCATCTCATCCAAGAACAAGATGATCTTATCGTGTTGTGCTGCCATGTCATCATCGGGCAGTTCAGTAGGAGGGGCCCAAACCATTTTGTTTGAGTTGCTATCAAAATATGGGATACCCTTAATGTCAGTGGGTTCCCAAAGACTAAGACGAACGTCAATAACGTGAGCACCGAGTTCTTCACCCAGTTGTTTGACGATGTCTGACTTGCCAATACCTGGGGGGCCCCACAAGAACAAAGGGCGACGCTTGGAAAAGCCTTTGAGTATGCCTTTTTTAGCACTACGGGGGCCTACGGTACGACTAACAATCTCGGTCATTTTTGCTTCCTTATTAAAGTTGAAGTAGTGTTGCTATGTTCGTATTATTACACAGGTCCACACTTTAGTCAAGCAAGTCTTCTGCCTTTTGTTGTTTTTTGAGCGCTTTCATTAGGCCATATTTACGAATATCATCGGCAAAAAAGTGTAGCTCAAACGCCTTACGTTCACTGAAAACGATAAGACTACGTGTGGTCAAGTAGTATGGACAGTCCAAAAATTGATCAAAAAAGATAACTAACTGTGGATTGAGATCGATTTCGGCAGTGAATGGGACTTCATACTCTTTCAAATTCATATCTTCAATCAAAAAGGTATAGCCTTCTGGAGTGAGTCTCAGTCCACCTTCAGTTTTGGTACGAGTATTTTTGAACCATTTTTTATGATGAATACGCACGGTGGCTTCATCAAGACTTTTATTTTGTTCTTTGAGGAATATTTTGGTATAGGTAAGGCTATTCATCTTTTAGTGTTTGACCAGAAGTCAAAACCACTACTGAGAAGTCTCTACAATCGAATTCTATATTCAATTTTTTAGCAAGATTAATTGCGTGTCCTGGATTGCTAAAGGCAACTTTTTTATATTTTGGACCAGGGTAACTAACCATACTGCTAAAACTTTTCAAATTGAATGGTCGACCTTTATAGAATACTGCCCAGATGGCTTCTGCTTCTAAAACTTGATCAGTTTTAAAATTCTTTTTACTAGTATGTTCTAACAATACTTTTGGTTTTGGTCTGGACATATATGTACCCTAATATGTACATATATTTATCCAGATTTTTATCTAAAGCCTCCACCATCCATTTTAATTTCAATATTGTTGTCATTAGTAGTGTTTAGATTTTTTAAGACTTTTTCGTAGTCTTGATATAGTTTAGCAGTGACTTCACCTAAGGTTAAAGCTAATGTTCTAGCAGTTTTAATATCTAACACTAATGACTTTTGTTGTGTCATATCTGCAATTTTTACACTTTCAATAAACTGTTGAATAGGAAATGTATTAATATCATTTGGCATTACTCAATGCCTCCTTAGCTTCTTCCTCAGTTTTGAACGGTCCATGGTAAGGATAACGTTCAATGGTAATCAATTTGGGACAGAAACTACGAACCCAGTTCTTGGGAAACTTAATAATATAGTGTCCAGCACAGAATAAACTTTTACTTTGATTGCTTTTAGTAAACAAAGGCAAGCGTTTTCTAATATTGTACATGCTCTTATGTGGTTTCCATTTGGTAGGAAATCCATGACAATCATAACTATCGGTTTTTGATACTGTAGTTTCAATATCTTTAAGAAAAAACTCCTTACCAAATGTTTTAACTAGATCACTTCTTCGATTAAAGAACATTTCACCATGTTTAGTACTAAACATATAGTGGTTACTTTCTTTTTTGTGTAGTGTTCCTACTCTAACACCATCTTGTTCTACAATCCAAAGTACACCATCTACTATTGGTTTAGCATGAATATCCATTAAGCCTCCACTGTTTCAGGATAATTTGCTTGAAAAGCTTCACTGTATTGATGAATATTATCAGTTACCTTTTTCAAGTCATATAAATTACAAAACTTCATTAAACGTATACCAACCTGTGAGATATTTTTAGGACGACTATTCTCATTGATAGTAGCACGTATGATTTCCTTAATGTCATCGGGTTGATATGATAAGTCGATCAGTCTGCGATTACGTTCGTAGCAGTCTAATACCTTATGTTCTACACCATTATGGTCTACCCAACGCTGTAGCATCAGGTTATTCCAAGCGAATCCTTTTTTACTGCGATCATTAAATGCCTCCTCCAGTTTATTCTTACGTACTTTAGGATAGGCACTGAATACATTGTCAGTGGGATCACCACGCATACATTTTTCAAATAAGATCCATTCTGGATTTGGAACAGCCTTTTCAGTATTAGTTTTTTTATCAACAACTCTTTTGTTCTTTTTATCAAATATGCCTTCATGGGTAATGGTCTGTTCCATAATACCATTGTATTGGCGCACATTAGGAGCAATAAGTTGATAAAAGTCACTGTCTGTGCTTATGATGACATGATCATCAGCGGGATGAGTTTGAATAAAGCCAGCAATAAGATCATCAGCCTCAAGATTAGGATGTTGAAGTACTGTGGCATTGGTCTTGATAATTAGGAAATCTTTAAAAGTGTCAAAGGCTTCCCAAAAGATACGATCTTCTTCCTGCTCACGTTCACTAGCAGCCGCACGAGCCTCAGCACGATTACGCTTGTAGGGCTCATAATAGTCTTTACGCCAGCTACGACCTTCTAAACAGAAGACCAAATGACTACCATCAAAGTCATTCCAAGCTTTTTTGATACTGTTTAGTGTGATATGAAACGCCATACCCAGTTTAATATCAGCAGAACCATTGATAACATGGCGGCTACGGAAGAATGTATTGGCAGTATCAATTAAAATGTAGGTCATTTTACTTCAGATTTAGTATCATTAATTTTAGTTACGTTAATAAACCCTGCACCTCTGGTAACATCTTGACCTTCTTCGGCTAATATATTGCGTACGATGTCACGAAACCAGCGGTCCACGATTTCCTCTTCTGGATCACCATCTAAACCGTATCCATTACGCTTTAATTCTAACACAAAGTATTCATTCCAGTCAAGCTCAAAGAAGCCATTTCGAATATTATCCTTGTTGACGTGTGTATCTAACACACTGACCCAGGGCTGCTTATGAAATGTGGCACGTTCTTTTGGAGTAAGTTTAGCTTCTTCCTCTTTGGCCTTAGCTTCTTCTGCTGCTTTTTCCGCACGAATACGTTCTTCTTCAGCAGCCTGAGCAATGGCACGTGTTTCCGCAATGGCACGTTCCATCTCATCAATGCCAAATATACGTCTTAATATTTTTTTCATATTATCCTAAGGGGTTTGGATATGGGTTAGGCCTGATCCATTTTGGCTGACCTTTGGTAAATGTGACCATACTATTATTGAATTGTACACTGCCAATATCACCAAATGTACGCATGATAAAGTCAGTCTCTGGAGTGATCATACCTTGCCAATGATTTAAATTAACAATATCAATCAACTTTTTGCTATATTCCATAAAAGTGTGACCATGTAATAGGCCATTACCCCAATCTAAGTAATAGCTGGTATGTGTATCTTCTACCATATATACACCACCTAGTCTAATATGGGGCCATACTTTGATCATAGTATCAATTTGATGCTGCATTTGATGACTACCATCATCCAAGAAAACATCAATTGTGCCAACTTTAGGTAATACTTCATTCCAAAAGTCCATATTACCTTGGTCGCCTACAAACATTTCAACATTCTCAGCACGACGATTAAGGATTTCTGGATCAATATCCATACCAATCACTCGTGCTTTGTTTCCAAAGTATTGACGCCACATCTGTAAACTACCGCCACCTTGTACGCCCACTTCCGCAAAGGTTAGGTCAGTATTTCTATACCTACTAAAATACTGTTCATACACTGGAAAGTAGGGTAAGTACTTGTCACAATGTAAGGTTAAGTCATTTAAAAAGATTTCCAACAAGCTTTTCTGCATTAGGTTCCCCATTCATTCTTGAACAAAGGTACTTGCAGTCTGTCACTATAACGAAGACCACACATCATAGCCAACTCGGCTACACGACGATTGTTCATAGTATATACGCTTTCTACACCACCCACTGGCATAAGATAGACATCACCTTTGTATCCAGCCTTTCTATATTCTAAACTGGCCTTAAGAGCATCCTCTACATCTACTTCTGTGGCCACTACAAACTTAAGATATACGTGTCCAACTTCTTCATACTCACATACTACACTGGGTAGTATTGCTTCTTCCCATAGTTCACCACTGCCTGGAAGTTTAGCACTAACACTGAAAGTAACTTCACGATCTTCCCAATCACTCCATTCCGTCAAATATTGTTTAAACTCAGGTGTTAGTTTTTGAGTACCATTAGTTTCAAAAGTTAGTTGTTTCAAAGGCTGCATGAACGCATGTTCTAATAGGTCAGGATAACTACGTTGCCAACCTAATAAAGGTTCACCACCTGTAATAACAAGATGTTCTCTAGTCCAACGCTTAAAGGGTAATAAGCCTACAATAGTTTCTGCTATATTGGCACTGTCAAGCACTGGGCTAAAGTCTTTAAACCTTGGATCCCAACTGGCATAACTGTCACAGCCTGTGTGTACTAGAGGAAGATCCTTATAGGTTTTAAATTCTATAATACGATCAGCGGCCAAGTTGCGTTCGTTACTGCGTAGTCCTCTGGGCATACCAAATCCATCACAGGTAAAGTTACAGCCAAATGTGCGTAAAAACACACTGGGCACACCCATAAACCTACCTTCACCTTGTAGGCTGTAAAATAGTTCACTTATCTTTAGTTTTGACATTTTGTTCTCTAAAAGTTTCTACATCTTTAATAGCAGATTGTAACACACTAGCATAGTTTAATGCTGCCTGTTTGGAAAGAATAATAGTGCTTTCTCTACTAACATATCCAGTGAACAGTAGTTTAAAAATATGACTCCATCTATCCTTACTCCAAAAGTTTGTTTTAGTATTAGTATAGATATG